GATAGTTTTGGTCGCATTTGCTATGCCGATGCTTCTCATCGTAGCCAATACCTTGCAGCTAATGGTTACACCGAACTTTCAGCCAGTCATGCAATGGCTAGAGGAATCTCAACCTCTAGGCGTATTGGTGACATACGAAACAAAGTCAGCATTACCCACAAGTCAGGTTCAATCCATACTGCTCAGGATGACACATCAATCGCAGTGTATGGCCAACAGGCTCAAAACATCCTGACATCGATTGAAAAAAATGCGGATGCTATTGCTCAAGCAAACTTCTATTTAGCACTTCGAGCCAATCCACAAAGCCTATTCAAATCCATTACCTTTGAACTGACCAATCCTGAAATCGATGATGCAGACCGAGATGCACTGCTTGGTGCATTTATGGGACTGCCGCTATACATCGTTGACCTACCTTTGAATCTAGTCGGTGGATCGTTTGAAGGTTTTGTCGAAGGCTGGTCATTTAATGCCGGATTCAACAAATTGTCAATCACACTGAATTTGTCTCCAGCAGCATTTAGCCTTCAATTTATGAAGTGGTCGCAAGTCAACGCGGCTGAAACATGGAACACACTAGGGGCAACTCTAGAATGGATAGACGCTACAATAGTAGCCTGACAATAGGAGAATAATGGCAACAACTACCAACTACTCATGGACTACTCCAGATGACACTGCCTATGTCAAAGATGGCGCATCGGCTATTAGATCACTGGGTTCAGCCGTTGATACCACTACAAAGGCGTTAAACCCATCGACGACTCTTGGAGATGTTGAATATCGTTCAGCTACTGCCAACACAAACAGTCGTTTGGCTGTTGGTACTACTGGTCAGGTTCTCACAGTAAGCGGTGGCGTGCCAGCATGGGTTGATCCAGTCAGCGGATACGCAGCCTTTCTTAATGCTAAAACTGTTGGTGAATGGAATTTTAGCGGATTGCGTGACGGAAGTAGTGGAACAATGACTGCCACAGAAGATAGAACTTACTACGTTCCAATTTTCTTAACATCAGGTGCTTTTGACAGAATTGGAATCGTCACCGCTAGTGCACATACAGGCACAACTACAGTTCGACTTGGTTTATACAACGCAAGCATTACAACAGGAAAACCTACAACAGTTTATTTTGATGCCGGAACAGTTAGTTGCACTGCTGCAAGCACAGGTTACACAATCACAATTACACAAACTCCACCTACAGGTTGGTACTACATAGCGTTCAACGCTCAATCATTAACTGGAGTAGCATCATTTTTGAAACCAGATGTAGATCCAATAGGGCTAATGCCATTTTCTGCTACATTAGGTGCAAACACCGCAGATTCATTCTATGAATCAAGCATTACAGGTGCATTTGCTACAGCAGGTACATTAGTAAATTCAAATTCAGCTAATCCACTCATGGGATTAAGGAACGCATAATGACAAAAAAAATCAAAGAGGTTAACTACGGCATCGGTGGATATGATGAATCAATGCCAGATAACAACATCGTCTCTTATGAGTATTACTCAAAGGATGAACTAGATCAGATGGCTAAGCGTGAAAAGGCTGCTGCCGATAAAGCAGCTTTACTTGAGCGACTTGGTTTGACTGAGGATGAACTGAAAATAATTCTTGGATAATGAAGCCATTACTTTGCAAAGCCGGTCAACAACTTCGTGAACAAATCGATGATGCGTTTCCTGATCGCGATAGAAAATCCGATGGTTGGATAGGCGATGCCGCACACTCCAATCGTCCGAGTGACCACACTCCCGATAAGGCTAACGGAATCGTCCGGGCTATTGATGTGGATAAGGACCTCAACACACGCCCCAGCACAGGTGCTTATCTTGCCGACCAAATACGCCTATGCGCCAAAGCAGGAGATAAGCGCATCAGCTATGTCATCTATGCAGGAAAGATCGCATCAAGTAAGAAGGCTTGGCGTTGGCGTACTTACGATGGGGTTAATCGCCACGATCATCACATCCACATTTCATTTTCTAAGACAGGCGATTCAAATAGTAGTTGGTTCGAAATCCCGATGTTAGGTGGAAAATAATGGGTCGCGTAACTATTAGTTCCAACAATCTCTTTCCCGGTCCAAAAGGTGAAAAAGGTGACAAAGGCGATGCTGGCGGCCCAGCAGGTCCACAAGGTCCAGCAGGTCCACAAGGCCCTCAAGGCGAACAAGGTCCACAAGGATTACAAGGAACTCAAGGCAATCCCGGAGCACAAGGCGCACAAGGCCCAACAGGTTCAACTGGATTAAAGGGCGACAAAGGCGATAAGGGTGACACAGGTGCGACCGGAGTTATAGCCGCTACTGCTCCAATTACATATAATTCAGGTACACAGACTGTTGCAGCAAATGCTGCTACAACATCTGCATCTGGCGTAGTTCAACTAACAGACTCAACATCGAGCACGAGCACGACGACTGCTGCTACGCCTAACTCAGTCAAGACTGCTTACGACCTAGCAAATTCAAAGCAACCTTACGACTGGTTTGCGATGCCCAAATTTATTGCAGGCAAGTATTACACAACAGATGCGAACGTTACCGCAGGTACAGTTTCAACTCAAAGCAGACTTTATCTTTTACCATTTTGGGTTCACACAACTGAAACCTTTGACAGAATCGGAATTAGAGTTACCGCAACGGCTGCAAGTTCTGTAATTAGACTCGGCATTTATTCTGCAAATTCAGATTATGAGCCTACTAGTTTAGTTTTAGATGCTGGAACGGTTGATAGTGCAACGGCTATTTCAAGCCAAGAAATAACAATCAGCCAACAATTAACTCCGGGAATGTATTTTTTAGCCGCAGTTCCTCAAGGTGGAGCCCCTTCATTTCAAACGATAGGAAACGTCCCTTTGTCTATTCCGGGATTTAGTTCCATTCCATTTAGTTCAATAGCAACTAGCCAAGCAATTTTAACAACTTACATTATAGGTTCAATCACTGGTGCTTTACCTAGCACTTTCAATGTCGCAGGTTCAACAGTCACAACTGGTGCTCCGAGAGTATTTTTGAGGGCTTCATAATGGACAAACAAGTTACCTACGGAATCGGTGGCTACGACCCATCAAAACCAAACAACAACATTGTTGAGGAAATCGACATCCCAGATCAGGAGACAGAATGAACATGAAGAACCCTTTAATCCTTACTGCTGGAGCGTTTCTTTCAGCATGGGCGGCATCTAACTTCGATGTCGATTACCGAGCAATCCTTTGGGCCGTTCTAGCAGGTGTCTTTGGTTACGCCACTCCCAAAAAGTAATGAGTCCGCAGGACTTGGCGGTTGTTGCAACTGTTGCGTTGAGCGTTATTGGTTCATTTATTGGTGCAGTCAAATGGTTAGTAAAGCATTACCTAAACGAATTAAAGCCAAATAGCGGATCAAGTATGCGCGATCAAATTACTGCACTCGAAGCGCGTGTTGAAACTATTATTCGCATCCTAGAGAGGTAACAATTCTCCTATGGCTAGAAAAGCAACTAAGAAGCTAGTTGATGAAGGCTATTCAAAACTCGATGCTTATACCATTGGGTTAAATGAATACTACAAAAGCCTTCGTCGAGCAGGATTCAGCGTTGAGAATGCATTAGCCATACTTATAGAAAAGAGCAGTTTTCCAGACTGGATTCTGCCTACTCCCATAAATCCAAACATTCCTGAACCTGACTGGTATGACGATGAGGATGAATGAAACGAACTGTAGTAGTTCCAGATTTACAAGTTCCCCTACACGATCCGGTAGCCGTCAATAATGTTGCGGCTTATATTAAAGCTGTACGGCCCGATTCTGTGGTTACTCTCGGAGACGAAGCAGATTTCACAGAAATAGGGCGTTGGAGTGAAGGCAAGCCCGGCTGGTATGAACAAACACTAGCTGAGAACCGAGACATGACTGTTGATGTTTTATGGCAGTTAGGTGAATACTCCAAAGAACAGCATATGATCCGTAGTAATCACACGGATAGATTATTTAATGTCATCATGAACAAGATTCCTAGTTTTATGTCTTTGCCTGAACTTCGATTTGAGAAGTTTTTAAGGCTTGATGAACTGGGCATTACCTATCACAAAAAGCCATACGCCATTGCTAGGGGTATTGTGGCCGTTCATGGGGATGAACAGAGCGTAAAGCCTACACCGGGCTTAACAGCCCTAGAAGCGGCTCGTAGGCATGGCATTAGCGTAATATGTGGGCACACTCATAGAGCAGGGCAATCGGCCTTTACAGAGGCTTCTGGGGGCCGTATAGGGCGCATCCTTAGAGGTTGGGAAGGCGGTCATTTAATGGATGTCCGTCAAGCCTTATACACTAAAGGCACAATGAACTGGCAACAGGCATTTATTATCATTGAGGAAATCGGCACAAACGTGCAGGTCAGCATTATCAATCTAGAGAAGGACGGTACTTTCATTGTGTCAGGTAAGAGATATGGGCGTGCTCGTTAACGACATCCTCAGGGACATCGATGACATGATGGACGAGTCAGATCGTTTACCTAGTGTTCATCTAAATGTGCTTGCCAATCCCAGATAAAGTGCAACACTAATCCCATAGCGAAGTCCAGTAGCTATAAAGGGAGCAGAAATGAACTCATTAACTATTTTGATTGTGGTTGGAATTTGCTTTGCAATTTATACAGCATTTCGATTAGGTCAAGAGACCGGATATGACCGTGGAGTTGTCGATGGTCGTAAAGCCATCCGAAAGCATTATGAGCAGGTGGGTCGATGAAAGCCACTGAGGCACTTATCAATGCAATCGACATCATGCAAGATCGTGGTCGTATCTACGGTCATCCAAGAATCAATCAAGGTCGGATCGCTGAAAGGTTATCCTGTTTATTTGAACAAAAGGTCACAGACTCTCAAGCTGCGCTTGCAATGGTCGAAGTCAAACTCTCACGAATCCAAGAGACTCCCAGCCATGTCGATTCCTACATCGATGCAATCGCTTATCTCGCAATAGCAGTTCAACTACAAACGGAAGAAGATGAGTTCTATGT